CTTTGATGAAGCTCCCAGCTGACAAGTTGCTCGCGCTGCTCGCCATCGTTGAGGAGGCGATAGGTTCCGATGTAGCATCAGTCGTGCCTGCCGTAACGATTGCATCGCCTGCGCTGACGATCGAGCACGACCCGATGCACAGTGTGGGGTCTAGTGTGGGGACCGAGGAGGACGAGGGTGCAACGAGCCAATGATGTCAATGGGTTAGCCTATCCCTTTGGCGTCCAGGGGGGACACCAGCCTACATCGATGCGCGATCGAATACAACCCAGGGTTGCAACGATCTACAACCCAGGGTTGCAACGATCGGGTCATGTCGCGCCCGGACCGTTCCGCCCCCCGGGGGTGGGGGGCCGGGGGCGCGAGGTGCAGATGCAGGCCCATCCACCCAAACTCCCTTCTTCCTCCGCAACAAATTATTTTCCCCAAATTTCGCGGGCCGATTTGGGGGATGTTCTGAAAGTGGAATGGTCCATTGTAGGGGACCCTTTGAGATGGTAACGGCTTCCGTGGTGGACCGCCTGAAGGGCGACCCTGACGCGCTCAAGGCACTTCGCCAGGAGACGAAGCGCCTCCTGTCGGAACGCACGATCGAACTCTACACGCCATACCCGAAGCAGGAGGCCTTCCACGCCCACGGCGCCATGATGCGCGAACGGCTCCTGATGGCGGCCAATCAGGTCGGAAAGACATACTGTGCAGGAGCGGAATGTTCATATCACCTCACGGGGGAATACCCCGTCTGGTGGCAGGGGAAGCGTTTCAACGACCCCGTGGCGGGGTGGGCGATCGGTGTTTCCTCTGAACTGACCAGGGACAGCTGTCAGCGCATACTCTTCGGCCGCGCCAGTTCCCCCGGCACGGGATTGGTGCCCCGGCGCCTGATCAGGGGCACCACGTCCGCCAGGGGCGTCTCGGAGGCCCTCGATACCGTCTCCGTCGCCCATGTCAGTGGCGGAACGTCCACCATCGGGTTCAAGTCCTATCAGCAGGATCGGGAAAAACTCCAGGCGGAAACCCTCCATTTTGTTTGGATGGACGAGGAACCGCCATACGATATTTATTCCGAGGCCGTCACTAGAACAAACGCCACCAACGGGATAATCCTTCTCACCTTTACGCCACTGGAAGGAATGTCTGACGTTGTCCGCCTGTTCTACCCAAAACCAACGACGCCCGACCGGGCACTTGTCCAGATGACGCTGGAGGACGCCGCCCATTTCAGCGAGGAGCAGCGAAACCGGGTAAAAGCGTTCTACAAGCCGCATGAACGCGAGGCCCGCACCAGGGGCATCCCCCAGCTGGGCAGCGGCAAGGTGTTTGCTGTCCCCGAAAGCGCATACACGATCGATGCCTTTTCGATCCCACGTCATTGGCCGAAGATCATAGGCATAGACTTGGGGTTTGACCACCCTTTCGGTGCCGTTATGCTCGCACATGACCGCGAGGCGGACGTGGTCTACATCACCCAGGCCTTGTCGATCGCCCAGAACACGGTCGCGCAGCATTGCCAAATCCTGCGCGGCTGGGGTCAGGGCGTCCCGGTGGCTTGGCCGCACGACGCCGCCTCCCACGACAGGACCTCCGGGGAGCCGATGGCGGAGATTTACCGCAGGAACGGCCTGCAGATGCTTTTCGAGCACGCAACATTCTCCGAGGGGGGTTACGGCCTCGAAGCCAGCATCGCGGACATGGTCGATCGCCTGGAGAGCGGACGCCTGAAGGTGTTCAACCACCTCTCCGAGTGCCTGGACGAACTGCGGAACTACCACAGGAAGGAGGGCCGCCCGGTCAAGCAGCACGACGACATCGTCTCGGCGATCCGTTACGCCCTCATGATGCTCCGCTTCGCCCGCCTGCCGCCCTCCTCCCGCACCGGACCCATCAAGCGCGGGCTGAGAGTGGTCTAGCTCCTCCCAATCGTCCCCAGGGCCGCCCCCACCGCTATCTTCGCGGCCTTTATCTCCTCCTGCTTCGCCGCCCGCATCTCCCTGGCCTCCGCCCCCAGGTGGCTGCGGACCCGGCGCTCGACCTCGACCTCCTGCTGTTGCTCCAGCCACTTGTCCGCCCCGTTGATCCGCCCGAGCAGGGCGTCCGCCCGGGACAGGACGGCGTTGGCGTCGTCCACGGCGGCCCTGGCGTTGGCCATGATGGTCCCCTGGATCGCCTCGACCTTCCTGGCCAGCGCCTCGACGGCGTCGATCCGGTCCAGCAGGGTCTTGGCGGCGGCCAGGACCTCCGCCTTGCGATGCTTCTCGGCGATCGCCACCCGGCGGCGTTGTGCCGCCCGCGCCCTGGCGGAGGCCAGGGCTTTCTCCTTCTGGGTCCTGCTGTTCCACTGGATCGGGTCCAGGGCCAGCGCCTGGACGTATTCCGCGAACATCCGCAGCTGGTCCGCCAAGTGATGCGGGGGCGAGGTCCTGATCCCGTCTATCGCGTCCTGCACCGCGTCCTCCAGCAGCGGGTCCGCCGCCAGTTCCGCCCGCGTGTTCCGCGTCTTCGCCTTCGTCATCTCCGCCTCCTTTGCCCCCACCACAGGGACCGCCAGCATTGGACACGCACTGAGTGCATGTCCAGCTTTCGTGCTTTGTTCCTCTTGACCCCGGGAAAACAAGGGCTTCCCCCACAACCGCCGATATCCTACGTTCCGCCCCGCGCAACTCGCTTCACAGGACGACACAACCCTTGGCACGCAACCCGCGATCCCGCGCAACCAAGCTGGACGACGAGGAAATCCTCGCGATCGTGCGCGCCTACCGCGAGGACGCCGCCAATTATGCCGATGACACGCTAGGTCCCGATCGCGAGCGCAGTTTCGCGTATTACGAGGGGGCGGTATTAAACGACGACGGCACTCCGGAGCATCTGGAGCAAGGCCGCTCCTCCACCGTCGTGCGCGAGGTCGCGGACATCATCCACACGATGCTTCCAGGCATCATCAGGGTGTTTGCTGGCGGCGACAAGGTCGTGGACTACGAGCCAAACAGCGCCGAGGACATTCCCCAGGCCGCCCAGGCGACGGAATACATCCAATACTTGCTAAACGCCGATGGCAATAACTGGTTCGCGACACTATACGACAGTGTCCACGACGCCCTTCTAAAGAAGATCGGAATAATCAAGTGGACGTTTGAGGACGTCCACAAGGTCGAGGAGTTCAACTATACTGGGCTGACGATGCTGCAATTCATGCAGCTTGCCAGTGATCCCGAGATTGAAATCCTTGAGCAGGAGCACACCGGACCCGACGCGGCCACCCTGGCCCCGCCGGGCGGGGATAGCTCCGGTGCCACGCCGCCTGCCCCCCTCCCTGGCGGAGGCCCCGCGCCTCCCCCAGGCGGCGGACCCCCCGCGCCCTCTCCCTCTCCCGCCGGTATCAATCCGCCCGCCGCTATGGGTGGCTCGATGGGGACAAACGCCGGGGCTGGGGCTGGAGATGGCGCGGGGGGAATGCCCCCACCCGGGGGACCCCCACCGGAGGGCCAGGAGGCGCCTCCAGGCCTTCCTGGCGGGCCACCGGGCATGGCGCCACCACCGCCGCCCGGCATGCCCCCTGGCGCCCCTGGAGGGCCGCCTGCGTCCCCTTCGCCGGGCGCGGTGGGCGGCCCTCCAGGCGGGCCTCCGGCACCCCCTCCAGAGCCTCCTCCCGGCATGTTCCAGCCGGGCGTGGCCATGCCCCTGACCGACTGCACCGTCCGACGCACCCGCCAGAAGCGTGTCCTGCGCGTGATGGCGGTCCCGCCGGAGGAATTCCTGATCGCCCGCGAGGCGCGCGACGTCCTGACCGCCCGCTACGTGGCGCACCGGACCACGCCCACCGTCTCGGACCTGATCGAGCGCGGCTACGACCGGGAGATGGTCGAGGAGCACGCCAGCCCCGACGCGGAGGCCCGCAACTCCGTCACCTCCAGCGAAGCCTCCTCCCGCAATCGCGGGCTGCGTGACGGCGACCCGGACGGCGGACCGGATATCTCCACATGGCGCGTGCCACACACCGAAGCGTGGGTCCGCCTGGACGCGGACGGCGACGGCGTGGCGGAGCTTCACCGCATATGCACGGTAGGCCACGACGATCCCGAGATCGCCTTCGATGAGATCGACGCCGAGGCGCCGTTTGCCGTCCTCAACGCCATTCGCCTGCCCCACGCGGCGGTCGGCTACGCGATAGCGGACCAGACAATCGACCTGCAGGACATCAAAACCTCAGTCCTGCGCTCGATCCTTGACAGCCTCGCCCAGGCGATATTCCCCCGGACGGCGGTGGTCGAGAACGCGGTCACGATGGACGACGTGCTGAACAACGAGGTCGGCGCGATAATCAGAATGCAAGCGCCGGGAAT